CCTACGTTAGTACACTCCTGGGATAACCCTATTTAGTACTACGAGACAACTTTAAAGTGTGTCACCACTAACCGAAGACGGTACCTAACCTAAGGCCCTTGACTTCGTGTACCAATTTGCCAGACCTAAGTCTGTCATTGGTAAATGTTCCCAAAGGAGATTGGCTTTTAAAAGCCTTTCCCCTGTGGGGACTCGACGATTTCCAACTGTGAGGATTGCATTCGGTTACTACCCCTTGACATGAACTTGAAAGAAGTTTTGTAGTGGGTGAGTTATGGGAATATAGAGCCACTTTCAGTAATGAAAGTACCCTATATCCTATAATCTGGATCTCCTTAAGCGGAAGCTGTTCCTCTTCGGAATCAGTCATCCCCTTTAGAAGATCTCCATCCAGGAAAGGTATCTCTGGAAGTGTACTCAACGAGACTCTCAATGTACCAACATTGACTTTACTCAGGTAATCATACCATAAGTCGTCAACGTTTTGGCACTTCTCCGTTAAGGAGATGTGCGGTACATACGTCTGTACCATTGAGTCAGATCGGATTGTTAATGTGCTGTGGTCCCAGACCGCATTGCGCACTAACATCCTGTCACTTACACTGGTAAGAAGACGTCCATGTCTGTAATACCCAGGTAATAACCACTCTTTAATTTCATCTAATGTATTGGATAGAAATGAGGATTCATTGTTACCCACTATCGCGGTAAAAGCGAGGAATGAAGGCATTCCTGGATCCACGGTTTGTCGGACTCTTCTTGCTTGACAACGTATCATGGCTTGTGTAGTCATTGCTAACTTAACAAGTCCAAAATACGAGGTCATCCGATTACACCCGGTAGAAGGTAGATCAAACAGATCAGTGATGGCATGAAGTCCATCGCTTTCTGAGATCTTTGACTTAAGTACTTTTGAACTTAGGTTAAATATCTTGGCTTTGAGGGCCAGACGTCTTAGACGTGGTAACCCCAACGATCTGTATATCGACAAAACAATCGATATCACCTTTTGATCCACTACTTCTTGTGTCAACCACTTTATCTTAACTAGTGATTCTATAAAAGGAATCAATAGGTACACCCTTTTCAAGCTCTTAATCAGTCCTGATAAGGGAAGAGGAGTTATCTCCTCTCCCTTATACCAGTACCTCTTAGCGAACTCGCAAAGTGTATACGATATGAGAGATTTGGTCGAGTTAACCTCAACTCCCATAATCTTAAGTATGGATACATATGTCCTAGCCATGGCCCTCGAGAAGATAACAATATCATCTCCTAAGATAACATACTGCCCTTTGGCAGAGATGTTGTTCTTATGTGCACAATAGTGCAAAAGGACATGGTGAGACAATGTGAACACCGCCCATGATGAATAGGCTCCTAATGGTTGGCCAACCGCATATTTTATCGGTTGCTTATCCACTGGAGATTCAAATGGTAAATCAACCATGATGTTACGCCACGCTTCAGTCCTTTCTGGACCAATAAGTTTGGATAACACCATTGTCTGATAAGTCATTGGAAACCTATCAGTAGCTGATTTCAGATCGAAACACCAATATTTCCCCTTCTGTATCTGTGGGTACCCACTCAACTTGTCGCCCTGACTGTATGTACAGTCATCTGGGAAGAACGTCAAACAATGCATTATATAGTCATGCAAAGGCTTAAGTGTAGTCTGAGACCAGTAATCGAAGAGCGCGATTATCCGAGTTTTACCATTCTTATCAGGGATGCATCGTAACTTTCTCAAGTGCTTTGACTCAAATGTCTCTGGACTATAAGGTCCAGTGAACATTGTGTCAGGAGGCAACTTGCTGAGAAAGAATGATGCAGCCTTTGATAGAAGTAGATCCGGATGTTCCAGCCAATACGCGATAGTCATACATAGAGATGATCCACCTAAAGTACATAATGACTTTAGAACAGTGCGTCCCTCGCTACTCCTTATGAGGGAGAGGAGGTCACTGTAACTACTGCCTAATGCGTGTCCGTTAGGACCACGCTTCAGCGTAGTGTGGAAATCTTTAAAGAGATTATCCGGAGGAGGCGGCAATCTTCCTGGTTGTATCCACCACTTTGTTCAGCCAATCATCTGTGAATTCGCACAGGTCCTTCGTAAGAAGTCCGGTGGCGGTAGACACAATGGGTTGTATATCTGGATTGCAATCGAGCGTAATAGCTCGTGTTGCTGACAGTACAGTAAGATTAAACTTAATGTCTGTCTTATCCTGTGATAACAATGGCATGAATGATATGGAAGTAGGCAGCCCCGCGCCTGTCACCTTCACTTCCGTGAAGGTCTGGGTAAGCGGGTTGCCACCTAGATACCTTACATAGTGTAACTTCATAATGTTTACACGATGTAGAATACTAGCAACCGAGAGTCCAGACTTTCGCCATAGCTCTAGCATACTAATATAAGTATCGATACAATTCAAGTATCTCGACGTCTTCTCAGGATGATCCATCAACAGACTGGAATATACGACGGTTAAACCCATACGGACATCCTGGAATGTTAAATGTTCTTTCTGATTTGATCTACGAATGCTATTCATTGTTGTTGGTAATCGCAAACATGTACCATCACATGTGTACCCTTTGTACGGGTTAGCTAGGAGCATCGGACAACACCAAAGACTTGAAAAGATCTTCTTAAGAGAAGAGGTCCATCTTGTGATTTGAACCCTTCTTGTGTTATTGCTATACCCCTCTTGGAAATCGTGTTAAATCACAGCTGCCAAGAGTGTAGTACCCTTTAGG